ACTGAATTCTGCAAGAGCACTGCGGCTTCCCGGTTCTCATCCAGTATGCGCACATCCTGCCAGGTGGGCACAAATCGCACAAACTCGTCACAGTTCACGGTCCTGTCCTTGCCCACCTTCCAGCACCCGGTAGGATTCCACAATTCCTGCTCGTATCGGATACCCCAATCCTGCGGATACCAGAGATTGCGGCACCTGTCCCGGATCACCATCGCGTCCAGGCGGACGTCGCGCAGGGCCTCGAAGCACAGCGCGCGGTTCGTGCCGACAATGATGCACTCCCCGTCGGCCTGGAATTCCCTCCAGGCGGCGGACGGCAACCGGTCAACAGATGAACCGTTGCCCACAATCACCGCCCGCCGGCCTGTTGGTGCACTTCGCCGCATTACACCGTCGCGTTGAAGATGCCCCTGACGATCTTGAACTGCCTGTGATCGTCGTACTCCTCATCCCAGTTGCCCGCCGTCGCGAGCTGCGCGTCGGTCGGGTTCGCGGTCGCGCTGTTCCACTTCATGCCGTAGACCTCGTATTCCACGTCGAAGTCCTCGCGCACGTAGGTCATGCTCGACTCTTTCAGGATGTCGCGCTGGATCTCGATGCCCTGATCGTAGATGATCCGCCCCGTCAGCGCGCCCAGGCCCAGACCGAGCACCGTGTACTCCGGGTGATAGCTGCTGGTCAGCGCCTCGGTCAGCGACGGCGCATCCACAACCAGCACCGTCCGCCCGAAGGCCTGAACCACGTCCTGGTAGATCGCCACGCCGGCCACCCGGTCGAACTTGTAGTTCGAAATCGAATCACCGACCAGGTCCGCGAACACCGCCGAAGGCATCGCAAACGTCACAATGTCCTCCCGGGCGTCGCCCATCTTCGCCAGCAGCAGGTTGATGTAGCTCATCGTGGCCGTCACCTTGGCCCCCGAGGCCTGGCCGCGGGCAACATCCAGAATGTGGACGGCCGCGGTGGGCGTGTCGGCGCTATCCACCGCGGCAACCGCGGCCGCGATGATGTTGTTGCGGACAGTGAGAATCTTGTTGTCCGCAAACTGCTGGCCGAGATTGACCATGGCGGAGTTCATGTCGAACTCGCGCCCGGCCTTCCTCGCCTGAATGTCGGTGACCGAGACGGGCCCGCAGCCCTTGGTCTGGCTGACAAGCTTGCCACCGGTCATCTCCAGCTTCTTGATGTTCACGGCGTTGCCCGGGTTGTCGTTGTCGCGCCGGGCTATCAGGCTGTCGATCGGCTTCCAGCGAGCGGTCTCGGTAAAGTCACCGCCCAGGGCCATCTGCCTGGCCGGGTCGCTCTCCAGCACGATCGCCCCGCCGGCCGCAGCGTTGAAGATGTCCAGCTTCTCCACTGTGCGCCGATACTCCTCGGCGCGGAGGGTGTCCTTATACACCATGTCGGATGGTGAGCCATATTCAGCAGTCATCTCTTATCCTTTCCAATGAGTGTTAAACCAAAAACGGTTTTTACTTGCGTTTCCTCCGTGCCAACTGCACGTATGCCTGCGGCCCGTACGTCGCGATAAACTGGGCCTTGCGTCCTGGGTCCCTGTCCAGATCCTCGATCGATACGCCGCCCCCGGCGGCCGATCCCTTGTACGCCCCGCTGCCCGTGTCGCCGGAGGCAGGAAGGAAATGACAGCCCTCTTCGGTCAGCCAGTTCGCGACGAACTCCTGAACCGTTACCGGCCTGCCGTCCTGTCCGTCGGCCCCGTCTGCTCGCCGTGGCGAGTCGTCGTGGAACACCGGCTTGCCCGATTCGTCCAGCACCCTCACCACGGGGCTCCGGCCGGAAAGGTCCACCTCCACGCGATCGGAAAGCAGGCGCGTTGCGTGCGCCAGCGCGCTGCCGCCGGGCGAAGCGGCGACACCGCACACCACAAGGGCCTTGCCCAGCTCGTTGGCCCCGACAACACGCCGCACCATGCCTTCGAGCGCCTCGATGCGTGCGTCCTTGTCGGCCATCCCGGCCGCCGTCTGCCGGAGGCGCTGATATTCCTCATGCTGCTCAGGGGAAAGCGCCCGCTCGCCGAGTTCGGCAAGCTCGGCCTCGGCCTTCTGCGCCCGCTGGCGATACTTGCGCGACTGGGTAACCTCGCGGACCAACTCCGCCCGCCAGTCCCGGGTGCCTTCATCCGCGACGGCAACCGCCGCGTCGTCCTGGCTGGGGTCTTTCAAAGGCGAATCCACCATGCTAGCCCCGGTATCCCTTGCGTCTGGCTTTGGCGGCCAGGTCCACGTACGACTGCATCCCGTGGCGGGCGATGAATCGCGCCTTGCGCGATGCGTTGCGGTCGAGTACCGTCATCAGCTCGACCGGGTCGGCGTCGTCCACTGCCTGCGCGCCGCTGGTTACGGCCGCTGCGCGCCGGGCCTGCTTCGCTCGCGAAACCGACTGCTGAAGCAGCGGATCGTTTTTGAGCTCAGCCAGCAGGAACTCCGTCGGGTTCGGCTCGACGTGGACGGTCCCATCCGCATCGACGGTGCACTTGAACCTGTGGGAGTAGATGGCCGCGACTTCCGCCGGGATGCCGAGGTTGTCGGCGGCCTGGCGCACGGCCTCTGCCAAGGCAACTTCCCTGTAGCGGTTTCGCAACTGCTCGTTGGCCTCCGCCGCGTCTTCGAGGCATTCGGCGGCGGCGCGGGCCTCGTCCTGCTGCGAGGAAAGCTCCTCGATCTTCTCCTTCAACCGGTGGTTCTCTTCCTGGAGGCCGGCGAGCACTTCGGCAGCGGCAGGCCCGCCATCGGCGGGTTCATCATCCGCGCCCTGGTTGCCTGCCCCGCCGGGGGCGCCGTCGCCTCCGGCCGGGCCGTCTTCGCCGTCGGCTTCCGTAACCCATCGCCCGCGCGGAAAGGCCCAGGCGATCACACGATCAAAGTCCCGAAAGTGCTCCAAATCCCAAAAAACCACGCGATTCGTCGAAAACATCTGTTGCTCCTTTGGCCGGTCTGGCCGCTGCTGCAGCCCGCCAGGGCCGCTTTCCCTTGTGGCACAGCCTTTCCAGGCTGTGGTTAACGTGTTCCACAGCTTAAAAAGCTGTGCCACCAAGATCCGCTTTTGCGTCGCCCGCCGCTAAGCGCGTTGGCCGGCGATACTTGCGCACGTTCATTCAACGCCCTTGCGCGGGCGAGAAGACCGCTACCTCTATCTCCTTGATCGCCGTGCGGTATGCCCGGTCGTCCTCCTTGGTCAGTGCATCCAGAATCTTGCGGAGCTGAACCTTCAGCAGCGTCGGCACCTGCCCGTGGATGCCCATCGCAACGAACTGCCTTGCCTGCTCGACAAGCTCCCGCACGCCCGTCAGCACGAATTTCTTGTTGTACTGGACGCTGTAGCCGATCTCGTCGTGGCCGATCAGCCGCCCCTTGTAGCGGCTGACCGCCAGGCGAACGATATCTCGCTCCACGGCTTCGGCCTGCACCGCCGTCATCCGCATCTCGTTGTCCAGGTCCGTTCGCTCGACCGCCACCTGCACGCCGGAGGCCGCGCGGCTTTTCAGGTCGCCCGTCGAGCCCGTCAGCCTCCCGATCCGGAGAATCGCCTCCATCAACATCTGCGCAAATCGCACCTTCACCTCGATGTGTGACACCTCGCCGGCTACATCCTTCAACTCCGCGCCCTCCGGCAGCGACCAGCAGCCCATCGGGGTGATCTGGTCCGGCACCTGATCCGCGGAAACACCGGTGGCCACCAGGAACCCAATATTCCGGTAGATGTCTATCTGAATCTGCGAGATCAGATTCAGCAGATACCGCGCTATGGGGGCTGTCCGCGTAAGCAGCGAAAGTGGCACCTTGGGGTAGTCGCCGCGGGCGCTTTCCTTGAAGTAGAATGTCACGATCGGGCAAGTACCCAGGGAGATCGGCCCGGTGCGCACGGTCGTGGGGGTTTCGCCGTCTTCGCTGACTTCGTAGAGCCGCCACTGGTCCGGCGTGATCGTCAGGTACCGCGTGGCCTCTGGTGAGTCCTCGGTCTCGTCGGCCGCCGGAACACTGCCCAGGCCGTACCTTGCCCACTTGTACCGCCCGGCGTGGTCGACAGCCCAGTCCAGCCGTTCCAGAGCCGTGAACACGTGAACGCAAGGCAGCAGGCCGAGCTGCCGCTCCTGGGCGAGTGTCATCGGCCGGGCCTGCTCTGCCCCGGCCTGCTTGTCCACGACAAAGTCGACCCCGTTGACGTAATGCATGCGGACGGACCGGCGCAGAAGATCGTCCATGCTGGTGCCGCCGCCGTCCACGTTGGAAAGGAACTCATCCAGGAAGTCTTTGTATGGCGAGGCGTCGTAGCTTCGCACTGGCGGCGCGCGGAATATGTTGTCCACTCGCAGGTTTATCAGGTCCGCACAGTGGTCTATCGCGACGGCTGCGTTCTTCCGCCACGCATACTGCGAGGCGCCCTCGGAGGCGCTGCCGGAGTCCCCGCCGCCGAACCTGTCCAGGTAATCGCCGCCACGCAGAACGTGCAGCGGCATCTCGGCCATGTCGCGGTTCAGCCGCCATGCCCCCAGCAACTGCTGGTAGATCGCCTTAACCTGTGTCGGATCGAAATCTGTCGGCTGTGGCGTTGAATCTGTCATTTGTACTCTCGTGTAGTAGCTGCAAGCCACCAGTCAGTGGCTGCTAACGGGTGAACAATTCCTCCGCCTCAACTGACGGCCAGCGGCACAACCTGTATCCGGTCGCGCTTCTGCCGGTTGATGACGTAGTACCGCAGCGCATCGGGAATGTGCTCGAATTCCTGCGGATCCCGCGGATCGTCTATCCAGATGCCGTTGACCTTCCGGTTGTGGTACGACTGCATCGCCCGGACAAACGCCCGGTTATTCTCATTCGGCACGTAGTAGAACCGGGGCCCGCCGCACGCCGGCCTCAACATTCCGCGCACCAGTTGGATCCCGTTGCGTACATCACGCAGTTGCCCGCTGAGGCTATAACCGCACGGTATTCCCCAGGAGCGGAACTGATCGACGTTGCTTCGTCCGGTCTGGTCGTTTCGATTGCGCCCGGCGGGGTCGCAGTAGGTAGCCGCCACCACCGCAAGTCTATGGGCCAGAATCCAATCGGCATGGGTTCGAAGCGTCCCATCCTCCGCCCTGTAGGTGTCCAGCAGGTAGCTCACGCCGTCTGTGTCCTGGCCGATCCACAGGCAGACGAAAACGCCGCAGGCCCAGTCGATGGACCGGTAAATCTTAAGTTCCGCCGGCGGATTCTCGCAGCGGTGGACGGCCTCGTCGAACTCCGGATACACAAGCCCTTGCGGCGTCGGCCGCTTGCACTCCGCCTCGGCCTCCCATCTGGCCTTTGACCACCGGCGGAAGTTCTTTATGGCATCGTCGATCCTGAACAGGCCGCAACACTCGGCCGCGATCCCGACCTTGGCCATCGGGTTCGCGTGACACTCAGCGGCCTTTGCCCGGCAGACCGGCTCCAGGGCGCAGGCGTCGCAGCCCTTGCCGTTCTGGTGCCTGTCGGCGCCGCAGGCCTCCAGCGACTCCCACAGGCCCCACTTGTGCAGGGTTATTCCGCTCTGCTGAGCCCCGGCGACCAGGCGTGCCATCGACCCGGCCGCCCGATGCCACGTGGACGTGTCGACGATCCGGCCGGGCGCCTCCTCGGTGCCGGCAAGCATCCCGACGGACGCGGCCAGTATTTCCGGATCGGTCTCGTCTATCTCATCGCGAAAGAGCCTCTGGACCTTCGGCCCGCGGACCCGCTTTGGGCTGGCGGTCAGTATCTCCAGCGAACCGCCGGCCACCTTCGTCAGCCGCTTGCCCACCCGGCCCTGAATCCTCCGGCGGAGCAGCGGCCCGTGGGCCCAGCGGCACCAGTACTCGTATAGGTTGCCGGCCTGGTCCTCGCTGCCGGCCAGCACCCGCGCGTGAAGGTTATCCGTGAACGCCAGCTCCAGCGCCGCCAGGATCGACGCGCCCAGCGTCTTTATCCCAGAGCGGTTGGCCCACGCGGCCACGTCCTTGCCAGGATTAAGGAACGCATCGGCCACGAAGGCGAACGGGGTGGAATGCTCGCCGGTGAACTTCCTGAACGGCAGGGCCAGCCTGAAGTGGTCGCGGATAAAAATCCACAGATCGCGTTTGTCTGTCGGACGCCTGATCACAGGAAGCTAATCCTCCGGCCCGCCGAGGGCCTTGACGACCTGGGTCTTCAGCGGCTCGGGCAGGTCCCGCAGCTCAGGCCCGAAATCCCGCTCTGCCGGCGGAACCTCATTCTCAACCTGGTCGTCCAGGAACTTGTTTATGGCGAACTCGCGGCACTTGCGGGCTGTCTCGCCGCTGCCCTGCATGCCGTTCTTGATGTGCTTGCCGAGCAGTGCCCTGAGCCACTTGGCCGCCAGGCGGCGGGCCGTCACAT